CATCTTACATAATGAATAAAAGTATCAAAGATGAAGAGAGTATTAGGATACAGAACGTTGAGCAAGATCTTGCTAATATTCAAAACGAACTGTATGAGTTAAAAACTTTACTCAAGGAGGCTCTAAATGGACCCAGATAGTATAGAACTCAATAATTTGACAAAGAGTTTTGAATACACAAAGTTGGCATCTGAGATAGATAGTTGTGATGATAGGGACACTTTGAGAAACATCGCAAAGTCCTTTGTAAAACTTTATTATAAGCAACAAGAGACTTTATCTGTAATACCTATAAACCCCTAATGGCTAACCAGAACGTAACATACGACGTAGCATCTGCTGTTCCTTATGCCGTAAATTTAAACATTTACGGTGGAGCATCATTTAGCGATACTTTTACCATTATTAACCCTGACCAAAGTGCGTTTCGTTTCAACACTGGTGCGGGTTCTACAGCAGGTTTAGGTGTTACTTGGACCGGAACTGCAGCAATGTCTAAAAGTGTTGCAGTAGGTGCTACTTTAGGTGTTACAGAGACATTTACAGTTGGTTTCACCAGTGCTGCTGGTGGAGTCATGACTCTATCAATGGGTTCTACGGAGACTAGAAACCTAAAACCTGGCAGATATGTTTATGATGTTCTGGTTAGTTCTGGAAATACGATATATAACATTATAAACGGTAATGTTCTAGTGACTGCTGGTATTGCCACAGCACCATAAATACTTAGAAAGTGTAGATAGATGCAACCATCCACTAGAGCGGAGTTAGTAGACTACTGCAAAAGAAAGTTAGGCGCTCCTGTCCTTGAAGTTAATGTTGCCGATGAGCAAGTTGAGGACTTAGTGGATGATGCTATTCAATATTTCCATGAAAGACACTTTGACGGTGTAGGTAAAGTATTTTTAAAATACCAAGTTACGCAAGACGATATAAACAGAGGTAGAAGTCCAAATAGTGCTGTTACTCAAGCAGGTATTGTAACTACCACAGCATCTGCCACTATTGATGGTGCTACCACAACATTTTCCTACAAAGAAAATAGCAACTTTATTCAAGTTCCTCCAGCAGTTATTGGGATAGAGAGAATATTCCAATTTGATGGTGGAAACAATATCACCAACAACATGTTTGGTGTTAAATATCAGTTATTCTTGAATGATGTGTATTTCTTTGGCAACATTGAGTTGTTGTCATATGCAATGACGAAGACATATCTTGAAGACTTAGACTTTTTGTTGAATACCCACAAACAAATAAGGTTTAACCAAAGACAAGATAGGTTATATCTGGACATCGACTGGTCAGAAGTAAGTGTTGGCGACTATCTCATCATTGAGTGCTATAGAACCATAGATCCTAATGACTATTCAAGAGTTTACAATGACTCCTTCTTGAAACTGTATTTGACAGCGTTAATCAAGCGTCAGTGGGGTCAAAACTTGATGAAGTTCCAAGGTGTGAAACTACCTGGAGGTGTAGAACTAAATGGTAGGCAAATATATGAAGATGGGCAGAATGATCTGGACAAGATCATGGAAAAAATGTCTAACACATATGAACTTCCTCCCCTTGACATGATCGGATAATGGTACTTAACCCCTTCTTTCAACAAGGTTCTCCTGGAGAACAAAGTCTGGTTCAAGACTTAATCAACGAACAGTTGAGGATGTATGGTGTTGAGGTTTATTATCTTCCTAGACAATATATCACAAAAAACAAAGTAATAAGAGAAGTTATTCAGTCTGAGTTTAACAACTCATATCCTATTGAAGCATATGTTGACAACTTTGAAGGATATGGCGAAAATAGCGTTCTCTTATCAAAGTTTGGAGTTCAAGCAACTAATGAACTCAAACTCATTATATCTAAAGAGCGTTTTGAAACATATATTACACCACTAACAAGGAATTTACCAAATATTGAGTTAGCAACTCGTCCAAAAGAGGGAGACCTAATATATTTTCCCCTTGGTGACAGACTTTTTGAAATTAAGTTTGTAGAGCACGAAAAACCGTTCTATCAACTACAAAAGAATTACGTCTACGAACTTTCCTGCGAACTCTTCAGAGCACAAGATGAAATTCTGGATACTGGTATTGAGGAGATTGATGATACCTTCAATGTGGAAGGAAATATCAGAACTTTCACTCTTGTCGGATCTGGAACAACCGCGACAGCAATCAGTGGACGAGTTGTTAGTGGAGCAGTCAACCAGATTATCGTTACCGATAGAGGTGAAAAATACAATCATCCACCCGCTGTTGCGATTTCATCTGCACCGACCGGCAGTACCCGCGCCACAGGAATTTCAACCTTACGTGACGATATTGTTAATTGTGATGGAACTTTAATAGGTTCAAAAGTACAAGGTGTCTTTATAGAAAACCCAGGTTCTGGATACACAGTCAATCCTGGTATCGTATTCGTTGGCGTAAACACTAACCCAGGAGTTGGTGCCGCTGCAACTACAAGAATATCTGATAATACTGTTGGTGTGGTCACTATCAGTGATGGTGGTGGTGGATACGTATCTGCTCCTACAGTGACCTTCAGTGCCCCTGGAGGACTCGCTGGACTAGGTACAACCGCTCAGGGTATTGCAGTCGTTTCCGCCGCTGGTACGGTCTCTGCCATCTATCTGACGCACGCTGGTGCTGGATATACTGTTGCACCTACTATTACCTTGAGTGCTCCCGACCTTGGTGGAAGCGGAGAGTTTATTCCAACAGAAACAGTACAAGTTGCAAACAACACGTCTATTACTGCTGTTGTTAAGACTTGGAACTCTGTTACTAATGAACTTAATGTATCTAACGTCACAGGTGAGTTTAAACCTGGAGATACTATTGAAGGTTTAGAGAGTGGAGCATCTTATCAGATAAGAATTGCAGAAGATGATAATACCGTCAATAAGTATCCCGATAATGAAGAGATACAACTTGCAAGCACTGACGGAATACTTGATTTCTCTGAGTCTAATCCCTTTGGAAACCCTTAACCTAAATAAAGTTAAGGATTGCACACCTTAATAGGAATGTTTGAATATTTTTACCATGAGATTTTAAGAAGAACGATCATATCGTTTGGAAGTCTCTTTAACAATATAGAAATAAAACATCTTGATTCTTCCGATGATACGGTTGAAATTATTAAGGTGCCTTTGGCGTATGGTCCACAACAAAAGTTTCTTGCAAGACTAGAGCAGTCTCCTAATCTGAACAAACCAGTTCAAATAACATTACCTAGAATGTCGTTTGAGTTTGTTGGTTTGCAATATGATGCATCCAGAAAAGTTACGACTACTCAAACTTTTAAGAGTCATGCTGTTGGAGTAACAACAGCGATAAGAAAAACATACATGCCTGTTCCATATAACATGGCATTTGAACTATCAGTTTACACAAAACTGAATGATGATATGCTTCAGATTGTGGAGCAGATCTTACCATACTTCCAACCTGCTTATACTTTATCTGTTAATCTTGTAGACACTATCGGTGAAAAGAGAGACATTCCTGTGGTGATTGAAAACATCACAATGAATGACAACTATGAAGGTGACTACAAAGAAAGAAGGTCACTTCTTTACACCATCAGGTTCACAGCAAAAACATATCTGTTCGGACCTGTTGGAGACACCACTTCTGCATCTAGAGATCTTATTAAGAGAGTTCGTGTTGGATATGTCCAAGACGATTCTGCTACTCCTACAAGAGACCTTACATATACTGTTGTTCCCAGAGCAACAAGAAGTTATGACGATAATGTTGTAACTAACCTTGCAGAAGATGTTGGTACAACAACCAACATTTTACGAGTTAATGATGCTTCTGGTATTGATGAAAATACTTACATTGTCATCGACAATGAGTCTATTTACGTCGATAGAAAAGAAGGCAATACACTATTCACGAAGAGAGCACAAGACAATACACTTGTCGCATCTCACGTTGGAGGTGCAGCAGTCAATGCTATTACTGATGCTGATGATGCACTCATTGAAATTGGTGACGATTTCGGTTTCGACGGTACATTATCATGACACCCATGGATAAAAGGTTTAAAGATTTAAACGAAACGTTCGACGTAACGGGCGAGATAGTTTCTAGTGAACCTATCAAACCAATTCCAAAAGAAGTAGAAGCAATAAAAACTGATACAAGAAAAGACTACGAATATACAAGAGGTAACTTATATTCTTTGATTGAAAAAGGTCAAGAAGCAGTAAACGGCATCCTTGAACTTGCTCAGGAAACAGAACAAGCAAGGGCATATGAAGTTGCAGGACAACTTATTAAGAGTGTTGCTGACGCTACAGATAAACTTCTTGACTTACAGAAAAAACTTAAAGATGTCGAGGAAGATACAAAGAAATCTTCTCCTACAAACGTCACCAACGCACTATTTGTTGGTTCAACAGCAGACCTTGCCAAACTCCTGAAGCAAAATAAAAACGAGGATAAATAAACCATAGGGTGAGAAAACCCGAGGTAATCCTACTAATATTTTAATGGCGCAGGCTGAAGATAAAAATTTGCCGTCACTTGATGACTATCTTGTAGAAGAGGATTTGCCCTCTGTAGAAGATTATATTGAGGTAGAAGAGGAAGAAGTCGAAGAACAAATAGAAGAAACAGTAGAACCAGAAGTTGTGGAGTCTACTGTAGATCTTACAGAAATTTTACATCTTATTAGTGATGTTAGGAAGGATATTCCTGAGATCCCTGAGGTTAAATATTATGATGACCAACTGGAAGCAATATGCGAGGTCATTGACCAGTTAAGGGAAGATATTCCTGAGATCCCTGAAGTAAAATATTACGACAACGAAATTGAGGCAGTTTGCGAACAGGTAGATCAAGTTAGAGAGTTTATCTCAAGCAAGATAAATGAACTACCTGAAGTAAAATATTATGATGAAGAAGTTCAGAATATTGAAGATAGAATTGACACCCTTCAAACTGAGGTAGCAAACCTTCCTGAACCAAAATATTATGAGGAAGACCTTCAATCTATTAGAGAAGCAATACAAGAGGTACAAAATCAAATACCTGCATTTCCTAAGTGGGTTAATGAGGTAAATGAAGTTCCCGACTTCTCTTGGATTGGAAAAACATTTAGTGTTATTGATGATGACTTTGTAAAAGTCAACGATACTATTGAGACATTAGCAGAGAGAGTTAGACTTGACTTCAAAGACTTTGAAGAAAATATTGAGAAAAAACATTTTGAGCAGAAAACTGATCTTAAGAATACCACTGATGAACTAACTGAAGAGTTTCTAGATCAGAAAGAAAAAATCTGGAAAGAACTCAGTAAGTTTTCCCTAAAGGTTTGGGAACAACAAAAAACTTTTAAGGACGACGATAGAAAGTTAAGAAAGCAAATAAAAGGTGAATACAATCAACTTAAGTCTCAAATAGAAGAAAGACTTGTCAAATATAATGTTGATAATGTAAAAACTGATGAACTTCTTCTTAGTTACTTTAATGAGTTAAAAGAAGAGGTAACAAAATTACCAGAAGTAAAATATTATGATAGTGATATTCTTGAAATAAAAGAAAATATTACAAGTCTTCGTGCTCTTGTCGAGTCTATTAAGAGTGAGCAGAAAAATTTAAATGAAGAAATAACTCATCTAAATGAAGTTGCTCTTGAAGAACCTCATAATGTTTCTCAAAGTGTGGGTGGTGCTCAAGATCCACTTACGCCTGTTGATCAAAAGTTCGCTACTTTTAAAGATTTAAAAGAGCATTATCAGATTTTTATCAATAGAATCCAAACACAACTCTCCTCCATTGGTGGAGGTGGTGCTGGTTTTATCAAAGATCTTGATGATGTCACCTTTGACGAATCGACTGGCGAAAACAAACTTCTCATTTATAACGGTAATAAATGGGTAGGTATTGCAAGCACCGCTCTCGGTGGTGGTGGCACAGGGGTAGCAAGCACTGATTTTATCAGTGGTATCGCTATCACGATGACTACAGGTAACTTTACTAATGTAAATGTTGCTGGAACCATAACGTATGACGATGTTACTCACGTTGATTCGCTTGGAATAGGTACATTCCGTAGCGGACTCATTGTCAATACTGGCACTGCCACTACCGCATTAGTAGTAAACGGTGATGCAAGAATTGTTGGATTGTTAACCGTTGGTAGTGCATCTGTTACTATTGATGGTGAAAACAATACCATTTCAACGGGTATTGTTACCATTACAAACTCAAGTGTCATTATTGGTG